TTGGGGATTCTCAGAATTAAGCTTTACTCCCCAACCATTCAATGGCTGGATTGATGCTGTCTATGTCCGCAAAGAAAGCCTAACCGCTCAGCAGATTCTTGACAATTACAATGCCGAAGTAGGCGACTATGTGACAGACACAACAGCTCCGGTAATCACAGTAACAAGCGCGGAAACCCAATCGTATTCAATTAACTTTACAATTCAAGGCACAATCGATGACCTTGCTGCCACTTTAACCTCTGGTTCTGATACGATTACCATAAACGGTGATGGGACATGGGAATACGACGTAACCTTGACGGAAGATCAGTTAAACTCATTCACATTCACAGCAGAAGACGCAGTAGGAAACACCTCAACTGCAACATTCGAAATAACACATGTTCCACCATTATTCCTTGAAGATGCTCCGGGCGTGTTAGTTTTAGATTCTACTGCGGAAACAGCAGGAGACATAGATTATACAATTGACGGGACGGTCCTAAACTCCTCCAGTCCCTTTGTTAAAAACAACTCCTTTGCGTGGATTCCAGTAACCAATTTTTCTAGTACGAACTCTCCTAGTAAGATTTTTTATAGCATTTGGTTCAAGAGACATAGTTCTGTTACAGGTGGGGAAAGAATAATTACAAAAGGAAGTTCCGGAGTTTCACCAAATCCAAACGGTCCGCAAATTGTATCTCAGGCAAATAATTATTTGAGAGAAGCTACGCCGGGAATAACAGATGGTTCTGGCGTCGGTTTTCACCAAGATGGGACACTCGCGAATCGCTACTATCCTTCTAGCGGAGTTTCTGGTCAAATCACAGATGATACTTGGCACCATGTATTAGTTTCTCACGAATGGGATTCTGGTGGGACTAGGTGGTTGACAAATGTTTTCATTAATGGATCTCGCGCAACAGATGCCAGTGGAACACCAGTAACAAATACGCAAATTGATACCGGCTCTACTTCACAATCAATCTTGGATACAACTAAAAATAACTTTATAGCTGTTTCTTCTGGTGTTGAGATAGATTCTTATAACATTGTCATTGACTCTTCCGATTCAATAACTGCTGCCGTTGCCTCGACAATTTACAGCGACTCAACTAGACAAACTGGTATTTTAGACGCTATCCAACAAAACTCATAAAAGAAACTATTTAATAACAAAAGGAAATTAAAAAATGGCTAAAATCGCAAGAACACCATACAATGGCTCTCGCTGGGTTACCAGAAGAGTCTCTACCGATACCACGCTAAACCAGAAGTTGACCGGTTATTGTATCTTTGTCAATGACGGAGTAAACTTGGACGTTAACTTTCTAGACAGCGGTTCTTACTTCAAGATTATCTTGAGACAAGACTCGACCGCAAACCTAACCATTTCGTTTCCAACTATGGAAGGCGTCTTGGTATCGGACGACGGGAGCGGAATCACTCTTACAAATGCCGGAGAGTCAGGTCAAACAAATTTAATCCTTGCTTCTGGTGCTACTGCTGGTTCTTATGTTGACTTAATCTGCGATGGCGATAAGTGGTATGTGACAGGAATGGCACATGGTGTAAATTGGACTCAATCATAATAAAGGAGAATTTAAATGGGACGTAAAAAGAAAAGATTAAGACTGTTGGCTCGTCAAGCAGCCATAGCAACCAAGACTAAAGCAACAGAAGTCATCGAAAAGGTTGAAGAAGTTGCAGAGAAAGTAAAAGAAGAAGTTATCGAGACAGTTGAAGAAGTCGCCGAAAAGGTCGAAGAGATTGTCGAGGAAACAAAAGAAGAAGTAGCAGAGATTGCAGAAGAGGCAAAAGCTACTGTCGAAGACGTTGTTGAAGAAGCGAAGGAAGCTGTCGAAGAAGTAAAAGAGAAAAAGACAAAGCGCAAATCCTCTCGTAAGAAATCAACAAAAAAAGATTAATTAAGAATTGTTGTTCATTTTTAACCTCCTTTCCCTCGGGTAGAATCTACTCGGGGGTTTCTCTTATTTTTAACTATTTATTACGACGGAGGGTTCAACATGTCATTTCCACCTTTAACGCCGACCTCAACACAATCGGCGATCACCTTGCCTTCAGTTGGAGTCGAGGCAAACGTATCAGATTCATTAGCGATTGGTTTCTATAAAGATTCAATTCCTTTTATGTCAGGTGCAGCAGCACAAGTTGCATACACATACAAGAGACTTGGTGGAGACATACTTGACATTGAGATTACTGCAGAGAACGTCTACAATCACTATGAAGAGGCTTGTCTCGAGTATTCCTACATAGTGAACCTTCACCAAGCTAGAAACGCTTTAGGAAGCGCTCTTGGCGGTCCTACAGGGTCTTTTGATCACAAAGGCGATTTGACCGATGGAGAAGACGTTTCTTTAAAATACCCAAAGTTTCAGTTTGACTATGCTTTTAGAGTTGCAGACAAATTTTCGACAGAAGCGATGGTTGGTGGAACAGAACCTATTTATTCAGCTTCTTTTGACATTGTTCCTGAGCAACAAGACTACGATCTTCAACATATTGTCTCAGCTTCTCAGGCTGGATCTGATTGGGATGGAATGGGTAATAAAAGAATTAAAATTAGACAAGTATACTATGTAACACCTAGACAAATGTGGAGGTTCTATGGTTATTATGGCGGTCTTAATGTTGTGGGCGATTTTCATAACTACGGTCAGTACGCTGATGACTCAACCTTCAACGTCATCCCACCGTGGCAAAACAAAGCCCAAGCAATCGCATACGAAGACCACCTCTACACGAGGACGTCACACTATTCCTATGAGATTATAGACAACAAGATTAGACTCTATCCTGCTCCTGATGATGTGACAGATGACAAATTCTGGTTTAGATTTACGGTCTCCGGAGACAACGACGCATTCTCGACAGGATCGTATGATTCAGGTGTTGATGGCGTCAATAACATGAACACTATGCCAATGGAGAACATTCCATTCGAGAAGATCAATTCGATTGGTCAGCAATGGATTCGAAGATTCGCTCTTGCGCTCTCAAAAGAGACTCTAGGGCAAGTTAGAGGTAAGTTTGGTGGCCAAGTACCAATTCCCGGCGATAACGTAACCTTGAACGCCTCAGACCTTCTATCGCAAGCATCTGCAGAACAAACTGCACTTCGCGAAGAACTCAACAAACAGCTTGACGAGATGCTTTATGCTAAACTTGTGGAAACAGATAAGACGATGGTTGAGAATACAAACGCAATCGTACAACAAGTACCACTTAAGATTTTTGTAGGATAATTTAAATGTCAAAATGGGAAAGACCAACACAACCTCCTTCGCCTCTGTTTCTCGGAGAAAAAGAAAAGAACCTTGTAAAGCAAGTAAATGACGAGATCATCGAAAGAGTTGTCGGTCAACAGGTTTTATACTTTCCGATCGACCTTGACACAACAAATTACCATCCATTATATGGAGAAGCAATTGAAAAAACATTTCTTCATCCAATAAGAGTTTTCGCCCTAGTGTCATACAAAGGGATTGAAACCTCGGACTTGGAAAACGTCGCTTTAGACAAAGCAACAAAGATTACAGTCAACTTTCACAAGAGAAGATTGACAGAAGATCAAAATTTATTCGTTCGAGAAGGCGATTTCGTACGTTTCGGTTCTATCTATTATGAGATAGTAAAGCTTATGGAGCCAAAACTACTATTTGGTCAACCAGAATCAAGGTTTGAAATTTCCGCAGAGTGCATCAGAGCAAGAGAGGGATTATTTAATGCTGAATGAACAAGTTCCAAATGTACCCTCGACGCTCGAAAACATCGATACTGCAGTATACCGCTGGGTTGACGAAGAAATCGACGCTTATTCAGACACAAACAACGGAAAAAAGAAGGTTAATGTGCTCTGGCTAGGTTCAGAAAGAGCATATCAGCTAAAACACAACAAAGAATTGAGAGATAGTGTCGGAAGACTAAAGCTTCCGCTCATAACTGTGTCTCGAACATCAGTTAGTCGCGATGAGACCTTTAAAGGATCCTTTCAGTCAGCCTATTCTCACAACCAAGAGAACGGAAAAGACTACATCGCGGTAAAAACAGCTATAAAACAAGATAAAACACAAAACTTTCAGAATGCCGAACACCATAGGCTAACTGAGGGTCAAAATTATGGCATTACAAGTTCAAAAAAGGTGGTTTATGAAACCCTTTACATTCCAAAGCCAATTTACCTTACTTGCAACTTCGAAGTAAACATCAGAACAGAGTATCAACAGCAAATGAATGAGATTCTATCCAAGTTCATCCCTGTCAACAAGAATTATGTCATTATCGAGAGCGAAGGCTATCAGTATGAGGCATTTATTCAAGATGACTTTGGTTTTGGAGCCGCAAACAACCTTGGGCAAGAAGAGAGAGTCTTCACCTCAAAGGTTCAATTAAAGGTTCTCGGATACATAACAGGATCGGAAGATGAGTCTCAACCATTTGTGGTAAAAAAGGAGTCAATAGTCGACGTCAAGATCTCTAGAGAGCGAACAATCATTGGTGACAAAAAGCCTTGGGCAGCCACTGGTGAGAAATTTAGAGATTTATGACTTTGGGCTTTCATTTGACTATTTACTAAGAAAATAAATTTTAACAGGAGAAATTTAATGCCTACCAAGTTCGACTACGTGTCTCCAGGAATTGAATTAAGAGAGATCGATCAATCACAAGTAGCCCCAGTACCAGAAGCAGACGGTTTGCTTTTAATTGGTAGATCGCGGAAGGGGCCCGCAATGAAACCTGTGAAGGTTAACAGCCTTCAAGATTACATTGAAGTTTTTGGAACTCCGATGGACGGCGTTAAGGCATCTGACCCGTGGCGTCAAGGAAACACTGGTGCTGCATCTTATGCTGGTTATGCCGCTCAAGCCTACTTGGCTTCTGGTGTTGGTCCTGTAAAATTCATCCGATTGGGTGGACTATCTGGAGGAATTGGGAAAGAAGCTGGTTGGGGAATCTCACAGGCAACAATCACCGCTGGTATCACAGCTGCAGACTATACAGGCTCTTTAGGGCTTTTTGTCGCTCCTTCATCCTCCCTCAACGAAATTACTGGTACTTTAGCTGCTGTATTCTACTCAAATGGTAATCAGTTGGGACTTTCTGGTAAGGCATTTTCTGACGGAACTACAGA